AATAATTGCAAAACTGTCGTTTGCTACATCAATTGAAGCGGCTGTTAATTCGTTTAAGTCTAATGCTAATGAAACAGTACCTGTTGTACCGCCGCCGCTTAGACCATCACCTGCTGTAACACCTTCAATATCACCTGCATCATTAGTAAAACTAATTTCACCAGTACTACTGTTATAACTTAGATCACCGCCTGCACTGATTGCCGCTCTGGCTCTTGCATCAGTATAATAAAGGTTAGTTGAACCTTCTGTGATTTCATCTGTGTTATCTTTACTTGCTACTTGTGAATCAACGTATGCTTTAATTGATTGCTGTGAAGCGGCATGGGTTGCTGAGTCTGAAGCCATATTATCTTCATCTTTAAGGTCAATGTTTAATGTAACATCACCTGAAGTTCCGCCACCACTTAGACCAGTTCCAGCGACTACTGATTCTATATCACCAGCATCGTTAGTAAAACTAATTACCCCTGTACTATTGTCGTAACTTAAATCTCCGCCTGCACTAATTTTTCCTCTTATAACTGAATCAGCGATACCTAATGTACCTGATGATGCAGTTAAGTTTGTTCCTGCCATTCCAGACGCCAAGTCTGCAATGCTTTCTTTCTTTGAACTGTTGTCAGTTGCGTCAATGATTGCAATGCTGTCTGCACTTACATCTACTGCCGCCGCTGTTAGTTCGTTAAGGTCGAGTGCTAATGAAACTGCTCCACTAGTACCTCCGCCACTTAAACCATCTCCTGCCGTTACTGCCTCAATATCACCTGCTGATGTAGTATTAGTAATTGTCAATGTGCCATTGTCATCATCGTAACTTAAACTAATACCTGCACCTGCTGTAAGTAAATTACCTACTGCATCTTCGATGTTTTCTTGGGTATTGATTTCTGAGTATTTTGCTAGTCTATGACCACCTGCTGTACTACCATCGTGTACGCGGATGGTATTATTAGTAGTATCGATCGTAATCTCACCTGCTAGACCAGTAAAGGAATTATGTTCTGTGGACGTACCTCTTCTTCTTTGAATCGCGTATGCCATTTTTATATTCTCCTAAAATATTTTTTTAACGTTAAATTATATTGGTTGCTGAAATGATGTATGTGTTGTGTGCAACCTAGAAGATTTTGACTGCGTTTTATGATGTATGCCCGAAATACATCCGCATGCCAATAGGGGCAAGTACAACTATTTATCGTATATTATGAATTTTATGGAGTTAGACTAAGATTTCAATTACGCCTGGTTGTGCATCAGTTTTACTTTCTAATGCTCTACCAACTATTTGTAATGGACTAAGATTATGTGCCATTGCACCTACCATTGCGTGTCCAGGAGTATCACTTGCAACAAGTACATCGCCTTTGTTTACATTACCTGTAACTTTACAAGGTACTCTTCCACGTAATGCTACTGCTACACCATCTGCTTCGCTGTTCATTAAGTATGCTGGATTTGTACTAACAACTCCTACTACTTTGTAACTACCAGGTTCATCTGTTACTGTGACTTCTTTTTCACCACCTATAATTAAAACTGTGCCTGGTTCATAGTCAGCATCTGCTTTGTATACTTCTGCCAAATCCGCATATTGAGCCGCTGTTGCTGTTCCGCTAAATGTATTTGCATACATTGTTCCAAATTTAACACTACTTGAACCAATATTGTAAGTTCCTGTTGGTCCAGTTGCTATAATATTTCTAGTTGTGATATCGCCACTAAACGTACCACCTGGGAATGGATTACCTGAAGGTCCTGTTGGTCCTACAACACCTTGTGGACCTTGAGCACCTGTGGCACCTTTCTGTCCTTGTGGTCCTTGTGGACCCTGGGCACCTTGAGCACCTTGTGTACCTTGAGCACCAACTTCACCTTTTTGTCCCTTGGCTCCAGTTGGCCCAGTTGCACCTTGAGGTCCTGTGGCACCTTGTGGTCCAGTAGCACCTGTGGCTCCTTGCTGTCCTTTGGCTCCAGTTGGGCCAGTTGCACCCTGAAGGCCTTGTGTGCCCTGTAATCCTTGTGGTCCAGTTACACCAATTTCGCCTTTTTGTCCTTTTGCACCAGTTGGGCCAGTTGCTCCTTGTGGTCCGGTTGCACCTTGAGGACCAGTTGCTCCAGTGTCACCTTTATCTCCAGTTACACCTTGTGGTCCTTGTGCACCAATTTCGCCTTTTTGTCCTTTATCACCTGTAGCACCTTGAGGTCCAGTAGTACCTTGTGGGCCTACTTCACCTTTTTGTCCTTGTGGTCCGGTTGGGCCACTGTCTGCTGGTACCCAGTCATAGTCTGAACCGTTCCAACTTAATACTTCAGATGAGTTTGCTGAACTAGTGTTAAGATGAGTATCTACTCTGGCATTTGTAAAGTATAAATTTGACCCTTCACTTAAATCTGTTGTGCTTCTAGTACTTAATGCACCTGCTTGTAATTTACCACTTGCATCAAATAATACTGTTGAACTAGGTCCTACAATACTGTTATTAAATGTTGCACTAGCACTAAATGTTTTAGCACCGCCAACTGTTTGTGACCCACTAGTTCTAACAACGGTGTTGTCTACTGCAATATCGTCTGCATTTACTGTAATACCGTCACCGCTACCAACGTTTAATGTAACAGCACCACTTGTACCACCACCTGTTAAACCGTTTCCAGCACCTACGCTCTCAATGTCGCCTGGGTCGTTTGTAAAACTAAATTGTCCTGAGGCACTATCGTAACTTAAATCACCACTTGCACTAAACAAGCCTCTTATTTCTGCTGAATCGGCTGTGATTGCACCTGTTGAACTATCGTAGTTTACGCCACTGCTACCGCTAAGTGCTGATCTGACTCTTGTGGTTGTATGGTAAAGATTACTTGAACCTTCACTTAAACTGTCTGTGTTTGGTAATACAGCATTTACTCTAGCATCTGCTCTGGCGTTTGTGAAATATAAATTTGTTGAACCTTCTGACAGACTGTCGGTGTTTGCAATACCGTCAATTGTTAAATTATTACCTGTAATAGAAGTTGTGATATTAGTACCACCTAATATGTTAAAGGTATCTGTATTTGAGGCTACTGAATAAGATGTTGCATCAGCACTAACTGTTTTTATAATATTTTGACTGCTACCTGTATCTGAGTTAGTTATTGTGATAACGTTTGCACTTTCACCAAGTGTTATGCCAGTGCCGCCAAGTATATTTCTTACCATGAAATATGTAGTTGAACCAGATGTTCTATTACCACCTAATATTTTTGTACCAGTAATACCAGCATCTTCTAACGTACCTGACACACCTCTGTTTGTTAGCGGATATGATGTACCATTTATAACACCATATATCTCACTATCTTTTGAATATATTGCACTATTGGGTACATTACTGTCTTCAAATACGTCAAATCCCGCAACAGAATCATTAGCAGGTAATGTGTCTGCAGATAAATTCTTTAACAATACATGATTTACACCTATACCTGCATTACCTGTATTTGTTAGTAATGTAGTATAATTATTGACATTTCCTGAATCGTTTAATTGATCTGATATAAAGAATCTAGCATTTGTATTACCTTTACCAATATCTATTAAAACATTTGCACTTGCTTCTATGCTCATGGTTTCACTGTTACTTCTTACTGAATTTTCAAAGCCTGTTCCTGAATTAAAGTATATGTCGCCATTGCTGTTAAACTTAAGATCGTTTTCTTCTAAGTTACTTGAACCAATTGTTAATTTACCACCACTAGCAATCTCTGGATTATTTCCTGAGCCACTAAATGTTAATTTTTGTGTTACTGATTGTCCTGAACCTGATGCTCTTAATACAGTACTGTCAACTTGTATGCTATCTGCATTTACTGTAATACCGCCTCCGCCTGCTCCAACAATATCAAAAGTTCTATCTGAATTTAAATCTCCGCCACCAGTTAAACCTGCACCTGCTGTTAAATTTCTTGTTAATGGTGCTTTTGTGGCAATCGAATTTGTTAAATTAGTTGCTAAGTTGGCCTCGTCGTTTAATGCCGCTGAAATTTCATTTAGTGTATCTAATGTTGCTGGCGCACCATCAACTAGTTTGGTTGTTACTGCTGTGATTGCCGCTTCAACATAAGCAGTGGAGGCCGCTTTAGTTGACCCACCGCTATCACCTGCAACATAGGCATTACTTCCGCCGGAGTTAGTCGGTGCTGTTAATGTTGGTACTCTCAGTATACCTGTAAAGTCAGTTTCTTTAGATATAGTTTGTGTGCCGGCTGTATTAGTTCTCACAACATCTGAGTTTACACTTAATGTTCCTGATGTATTTGTTACACCGTCACCGCTAAGAATGGCGGCTCTGGCTCTAGCATCTGTATAGTAAAGATTTGTACTGCCTTCACTTAGATCGTCTGTATCTTTTGTAGCAAGCCTTGTATCAAAGTTTGAATTACCTCTTGCTGTTGTCCAATATAAATTTGTTGAGCCTTCTGCAATATCGTCTGTGTCTAAAACAACTGCACCACTTTGTGTATTAACTGTTAATACTGGTGCGTTACTTGTTACCCATGCTGTTGTGGCAACTTTAGTACTGTTGTCACTTGCACTAATGGCCTGACTTGCAGTTAAACCTCCACTAAAATCTGTTCCTTGTGATATTGTTGCTGGTAAACTAAATGTACCACTACCGCTTGTATATGTTATTTGTCCACTTGTACCGGCAAATAATGCTCTTACTTCTGTATCAAAATCTGTAACTTGCGTATGTGGTATTGCTATTGCTGTTGTTGATGCACTTGTTATTCTACCTTGCTGATCAACTGTGAATGTGCCTACGCCTGTTGCACTTCCGTATGTATTAGGTGTAACTGCTGTATTATCTAAATCAAAAACAAGGGTATTAGCAACATCGTTATAAACTGCTGTTATGCCCGTTCCACCACTGGCCATTGCGCCAACTCTATCGTCGACTGCTTCTGAAAAATCTGTTATTTGCGAGGCCGGTATTGCTATGTTTACATCTGCGGCCGCTGTTAATTGTCCTTGTGCGTTTACAGTATAAGTTGGTATTGCTGTTGCACTACCATAACTTGCACCTGTGACACCAGTATTTGTAATACTAATTGCTCCGGCAGTATATGTAATGCCTGTGCCGCCTGTAAAATGTGCTTGAACATTTGCGGCAGAATTATCTATTCTTGCTTGTACTTCTGCTAAACTTGGACCGGTGTATGTATAAACACCATTGCTGTAACTTAACGATCCATCTCCGCCTGCGTCTGTAACACTAAAATGTGCTCTTACTTCACTAGCACTTGGACCTGTATATGTTAATGTGTTACCTGCGTATGTTAATGAGCCATCGCCACCTGCGTCTGTTACATTTAATGCTCCTGATATAGGTGCTGATGTTGTTAATGTTGTACCGTCCCAGCCTATTGATACGTTTGCTGAAGCATGACTAAGTTGTAAGGTAGCCGATACGGCAACTTGATTATTGTTAATAATAATCTTGTCATCGTTAACTCTAAGTTCTTCACTGCTGTTTATTATCGGATCACCGTTAAATACGATATCACCCGGGGATCTAAATATACCTTTCTTGTCTGCCATTAATTACTCCGATTGCAACATTGCTTTAACATATTTATCAGATTAAGGTATATTTTCTTGTGTACAAAAAAAAGCACCTTCCGAAGAAGGTGCTTAATTGTTTAAGTAAAACTAATACTTACTTGAATGAGACGTTTGAAAGTCCAATTTCACCTAAGTAGTCAGCCGCATTACCCAATGAACTTGCTGTGTTAGTAAGTTCTAAGTAACCGTATCTTGTCATAAATGACACTACTGGTTCAAAAGTTGCTGGATCCATAACTGGACCTGTGCTCATTAATGGAATGTAAGGACAGTAGAATGCTGGAGCATCAGTTTCTGATGAACCTTTATATCCTACTAGTACTGCTGTTCCGTCAGCCGCATAGTTGTCAACAAATACTTTAACAGTACCGTTTAATGTACCAACAAACTTAGAGTTTGTAGGAGCATCAAAAGGACCTTCTGTACTTCTAACAAATGTTGAAGTTGTCGCTGATTGTAATATTGTTAAAGCCTGTGGACTTACAACAACATAGTTACCTGCGCCTCTTCTTGTTCTAGCGGCAATCAAGTTTGCAACTCTATTAATAAGAATTGCCAAGATTGCGTGTCTTTCACCGATATATGTTTGCGTACCTGTGATTCCGCTGTTGAAGTCTAAAGTGTCAACAGTTGGAGCAAGTGCTCTTAACTTTGCTAACATTTCTTGGTCGATTTCAACTGCAATTTCTTGTGCTAATGCCTGCATAATTTCTGCTTCAACATCTACACCGTGCATTGCGTTGGCGTCTTGAGCACTTTCAAAAGTCCATCTTGCTGATAGACGTCTTGTTTTTGCTTCGACTGTTTGCTTGAGGATTTGAATAGACATTTTGCTACCCGCTGTTCCTTCACTTGCCGCAGTTGCATCAGGTGTTCCTGAATATGCTGTTGCTAATGCGAAAGGACTTAAAGCCTCTTGTCCTGCTGTTACTGAGTCTTTAGACTCTGCGTATCTTACCCTTAATGTGTGGATTTGTCCTACTGGTCCACTCATTGGTTGCACACCAAGTAATTCGTTGGCGATCAAAGAAGGCATAACCCTTCTAATCAATGGTAGCATAACTTTGTTAAGTGATGCAACGTTTCCTGCCATTGTTGACCCTGCTGTCGCTGATTCTTGTAATTGAGTTTTTGCGTTTTCTAAAATTACGTCCATTGTAGACTTTTTAGATCCCTGTAAACCCTCAAGAAGAGCGTCCTTGGTTGCGGACCAATTTGATTCAAATAATGCTTCTGCCATTATAATCTCCTAATATTTAAGTCCGGCTAGTTTTCTGATTTCGTCAAGTTCGACTACGTCAACTTCATTGGTGGAGCCGGTTTGTCCGTCCAACGATCTATTACCAGTGTGTTCTGTCTTCACTGATTCATTTATAACTTCTTTCTTAGTTCTTACAGAACCTTCTTCGTTCATAACACTTGGAAGGTACTTGTTAAATGATTCTTCAAGTTTCTCTGTTTTTACTGATTCTAGAAGTTCTGTCATTAATTCTTTTTTGCTACTACTTAAAGGTGCAATTAAGTCACTAATAACATTATTTCTGTTGTATCTATCTTCTGCTATTCGTAATTTAGATTCAACTAATTTCTTTTGCTCTGAACTATTTTCTGCTTTAGCCTGTGCTTCTGAGATTTTAGATTTTAATCCAGTAATCTTAGATTTAAGTTTTCTGACTTCTGTATTTTCATTTAAATACGAAGTAGCATACTCACCAGCCATTGCTTCAAATATTCTTCTGCCAAATTCATTTTCTCGAGCCTTAGTAATATCTTCTTTAAATTGTGATACTTCACTTTTTAATGAAGATGAAATAGTTTGTTCAACTTTTTCTGCGGCTCTTCTAATAAATTGTTTTTTAGCATCCGCAAGTTGCTCTCTTCCTTCGCGAACTAACTGAACTTTTTTCTCTGCTAGTTCTCGCTTATCGGAGTGGAACTCACGAATTTCATCAGCAACTGCTTCAAGAACAAAATTTTCTAGTTTAGCAAAGTTTTCACCTTGCATGTGTCTATCTTCTTTTAATTCTTTGATTTCATTTGCTAACGTTTCTGAAACGAATCTATTTAGAACGTTAGTGTGCTCACCAACTGCTCTTTTATAATTAACTCTTTCAGCAATAGTTGCCTTCTTATCTTCTGCAAGTTCCTTTAATTCTTCTTCTAAGTTTGTAGTGATGAATTTGTCCATTGCTTCTACAACTTGACTTTTGTCATGTTCGAATCTTTGTGCAAATTCTTCTCTTAACTCAGAAGTAATTTCGTCTCTTGCTTCAGCAAGGCGTGTTTCCCATGCTTCTTGTATGTTGACTCTAGTCTCTTCAGACAAGTCACCATTTTCAAGAAGTTCTACGAATTTATCCGCCATGTGCTTTCTCCTATTTGAGTTCCAATTCACGAATGAAATTTTCCATCATTCGTGCAAGGTGTTTTTGTGCGTTTCTGTCACTTTTTGTTATTTCACGAGCGGCTTCAAAAATCTGAGCGCCGCCACGCATATTAAATAAACTTTCGTAAATTGCTTTAGGGTAGGCATCTGGGGCACTTGGTTGTGCTACGATGTCAACAGTTACTATATCAAAATCGCTTACCCTACCGCTTTCATTTACATTACCACTTCCTCTACTGCTAACGCCTAATTTGGCGCCACCTTTTAGTAGTGCTTCGGCTATCTTACCCATTGGAGTATCCAATATTTTAAGTTTACCAAAGCCATCTGCGCCATCTACTCGCATCTCAGTAATCATGTGGCTTACTCTATCTAAATTAATTTGTAATTCTGCTGGATGATCTAATTCGCCAAGTACAGTTTCGCCAACTTGGATTCGTTTACCAATCGATTCTACAGCCGTCTGTATCTCTTCTTGTGGATAAACTCTTCCATTCTGGTTTTTAACTTCGCCTTGTATAAACAGTCCGCTCATATGTAAGTCTTTACCATCACTAGATGATTCAACTATAATATTTGCTTTTTCTGGACTGTAGTATTCAAATAACTGTCTTGACATATTATATATTCCTAATTACTAAACTTTTCCTGCAATAGGACTCGTAGACTTATCAGCAGTTACTTTACTTGCTGGATGAGCCTTTGGTTTTTCGCCTATGTTATCCGTTGTAGGATTACTTTTGGCTGAATCACCTTTCTTACCTTCTGCGCCGTCCTTACCAAAAAGTTCTTTTTCGTCTGTTCCGAAATTTTCTTTCTTTGGGAATTTTGGTGACGCATCATTGTCTGAACTTGAGTCATTCTTTGCAGTTTGATTTTTACTGAAGTTAGTTGCTTCTTCTAATTCTTCGTCAACTTCTTCATCTAAGTCAATTTCTTCTTCAAAAGATTCAACTTCCATTTCATCTTCTAAATCTGCTTCAGCATCGTCGGCTTCTTCGCCGTCTTCATCTGACATTAACTTTTCGAATTCTGCTTTTAGTTCGTCTAATTGTGCTTCTAAATCGTCAACTCTGTCTTCGACTTCTTCTTCAGACTCTTCTTCACCATCAATTTCCATATCCATTTCTGGTTCCATTTCGTCTTCAATTTCGTCGTCATCTTCGTTAACACCTGATTCATCAGCCATAACGTCTGCTTCTACTTCATCGTAGAAGTCTTCACTTGGTGAACCTGCTACTGTTTCTTCAACAGCCTCTTCTTCGGATTCTTCAGCCTCTTCGACTGTGTCTTCTTCGGATTCTTCAGATTCTTCCTCAACAACTTCGTTGTCGAGTGCCTCTTCTAGAGCATCTTTATCTAAGAGATCTTCATAAATCTCTCTGGACTTCTCAACCATAAAACTATGTAACAAGTCTTTGGCTTGAGCATCGTCCTCTGCTAAAAGATGTTCCAGTACTTGTTCTAAAACACTTTTATCTGACATCGTAATTTCTCCTTTAAACTCAGGCATTGCCTGATATATCGTAATTGTATTTAATAGTAATGTACTGTTTTATGTAAAAAACGGTGTTTTTTTGAGGTATTTTAGTTATAACAAGTTATAAAGACCTGCTATTGACTGCCTCTAAGATGTAATCTGCATACATTCTGTGTGCGTATGGTGAGTTATGATTACTTACTGGGTAATGTGTAGTTTCGTTTCCTTGTTCATCTAAGTGCTTTGGATTATGCTGAGCATAATATCCTGCACCATTTTGTAACAAGTATTTATCAGGAACGAAGTCCCAATTAAAACTGCCTATTTGGTGATGGTCCTCTATCAAACCCGTTTTATCAAATTCACTGAATTCAAAGGTATTAGGGGAGAATAAAAACGGCACATTATGATTTAATATACTCAGTAAACCGCTTTGTAACACATAGTAATCATTGTGTGCTTTTATGTTTTCATCAAACACATAGTATGCATAGTCTTTTAGTGCATTTACTCTGTCTTCGTCTATGTGATGATAACGTCTTGCTTCTTGACTGATAACTGTGTAAATGCTGTCGCACCAAATTTGCGGATCATATGTTTTGCCATGGTTTATATGATGTTCGTGATCAAAGTGATCCCAATCAAAATCGCCAAAGCAAATTTGATCATATGCTTTGTTGTGATCATATGTGTTATCTAAGTCTTTGAGAATTTCAAATCTGTTTACACCAGTGGCATTAATGATTATTAAATCTGGTTGTAAGTGCTCTAGTGCATAGTCTATTTGTGTGCGTATGCCAAAGTTACTCATACCGCATCGTGCTAAATTGATATAATTGTAGCCTAGTTCTTTTGCTACTAGGTATCCGTATTCAAAATTGGGATATAGTGGATCGCGGCAACTCCAACTGCAACCGCAAACAACAAGGGTCTTCATTTAATTATAGTAAGCCGCCTGCTCCGCCACCGTCAGTTGGTTTGGCATACATCACTGAAGCAAGTTTTTTATGACTTTCTGCTTCTGCTTTTTTGAGTTCTCTGATCTTTCTCAGTTTGCCTAACTCTTCTAGACTCAACATCTTTTTTCTAGTGTCAGTTTTGTGCCTTTGATTGATAGTGTCTTTTGCTGGCTCGTAAAATTCGTTTAGTTTCATATTATATTCCTAAGTTTCCGCCTTCGTCACCAAGTTCGCCTAAAGCATCTACTGATGCATCAGGAGTATCTACTGGTCCCATATCTATTGGTGCTGTACTAACATCGCCACCTGGTTGCGGTCTTACACCTACTTGTCGTAAGTCTGCTGATGTTGTGTCGTCCATAGCATCAACATCAAATGCATTTTCTTCTGCCCACATTAATTCGTTCTTTCTTATTTCGTCTTCGCTTAGACCTAAGTACTTAGCAAGTTTGAACTGAGTTGACAAGTAAGGAATGCCTTCTAGTGTACCAAACAGTTGTGTTCTTGCTTGATCTAATTCTAATTCTCTGTAAGAACTAAAGTTTTGCGGTTCGCCAAATGATATATCAAATAAACTGCTGTCTACTTCTATGCCACTTGCTTTTAAATAAATTTTAAATTCTTCATTCATGCTTTTAATAATTTGCCTTTGCAGTCTTTCACAATACTTAGCAAATCTATATTCCTGTATGTATGCAACGCCAACCTTACCGTCATTGTAAGGTGCTGAACCATCGTCTGGTCCAGTTGGCAAGTAACTGCTGGGTATTCTCAACCCTCTAATCAGTTTGTTATTGAAAAACTTAAGGTCATCAATCTCACCTAAGTTACTACCACCGGGTAGTGTGTCAACTTTTGAACCTCTACCATCTGCCGTTTGTGCAAAGAAGTAGTCTTCTAACATACTCATAGGATTGTAACTGCTGTCTGCAATGTTTTGTCCACTGCCTGTTTTATTAGGTATACGTTTTTGTTGTACTTCATATCTAACACGTTCTAAGTATTGTTGTGCTTTGTGCGGTGGCATATTACCTACATCAATAAAGAACACACGTCTTTCTGGTGCTCTGTGTACTCTGTAAATAATAATAGCATCTTCTAATAGTTCTTTTTGTTTGTAAACTTTGAAAATAGGATCTAATATGCTGTTACCAAAAGGCCATGTTGTTTCCATGCCTTCGCTCATGCTGATGTGTAAAACATGTTGTGCATCTATAGGCATTGCATTATTGGCATCCGGTCCATATCCTGAACTACTGCTTTTAAATCCTGAACTGGATTGCGGATTTGTGTAATCACTCATGATAGCACCTGAACCATATGGTCTGTCTTGGTTTGCTGATACACTGGTAGCCGCTAAATCTTTCAAATGTAAATCTAAATTCTTAATAAAGTATTGTTCAATCTTTTTACCATTACTTTCGTTTACTAATACCTTTTCTACTTGATACGGATCTACCCAGTATAGTTTTTTGGTCTCTGGATCTCTAATAAACAATTGATCGCCGTACTTTAGTGTACTACGGAATATTTTAAAAATTCGTCTGGGAAGTTCGTTTAGTTTACACCATTTCTGTAATCCTTGTTGTATAACCTTGATTTCTGGATTACTAGGTGTGTCGTTGTATTCAACTTTAAATGGTAAATTTGTATCTTCTTCTTGTGTACAAAATTCTGCTATAATATCTAATGCGGCATTTATTTCTAAATCCCTGTCCATTGCATCATACTGATAATATCGCATGACCCTATCAGGTGATCCGCTGTAAACTTCTGGTAGCCAACTGCTGTATCGACTTGCATACATGTCTGCTTGGCCGTCATTGCCTCGAACACCTGAGGGCAAGCCTGCGTTATCTACCGGATTAAAAAACTTTTTCCAACTCATATAATATCTCTAATGTGTTATAATACTATATTTATCTCTTAATGTCAATCGGAATGATTGTTATGGAGTGTTATGATGCGTTATCGGCTTTAATTTCATTGGTTAAATTATCTTGTGCTATAATCAGTTCTTTAATTTGGTTTATTAACTCTTCGTCCGCGCCATCGTTATCCTTGATGTATCTATTTAATTCTGAGATAGCAATACTTAGTTCGTCTGCTTCACCGTGCGCCATGCGGTTATCGTCCATTGCTCTTGTGTACAACTCTGCAAGGGCCTTGTATTGTGCAGTATTACCAATAGACATAGGACCATTTTCAGTGTTAGCATTATCAAATTTGCTTGTGGCCAATTGAGAAAATAGACCTGGTATTGCAACACCACCAGGGCCAGTTCTTCCGCCTACTAGTTGTTTATTAATTGCCTCAAGACTCATTTTAGCATAGGCACTCCTATCGAGATACATTGAATCCTGACCGTAATAGTCAGTAAAATCTGTATTTTGACGCATAAGGCTTTTGATTTTTGGCAAATTGTTTTCATTAACGTCTGTGGACAGATGCAACCTTTCTAACATATCGGCAAAATTCGCCTCATCACCAACGTAAAAATACGAGTCATAATCTAACCCTCGATCATCCATAAGTTGTTTCATGTCGTTAACGTACTGCATAACATTGGCATTAAATTCAGCAACTTCTTTGACTCTGGCATCAAATAGTTCTTTTTGTTTTGTTGCAGACAAATTGTCAAAACCCGCAACATTATCCCTTAAATCATCCATTACTATATTAGTATGGCGACCGTCCTCTCCAAATTTTGCCTTGCCGCTATTAACAACACCTGACAGAGATTGTGATATTCCTAGTGCTTTTGCTTGGTTTTTAACTCCTCTTTCAAACATTACCTCTCTTATGGCCCGGCGGTCGTTTCCACTGCCAGTTCCGACAGCATCTATATATTCTTGATTAGTCATTTCTCCTTTTCGGAATCTTTCAAATGCTATCCTGTCTGCGGCGTCATCAAAAAGCACACCGCCTGTTGCACTATTAATTGCTAGTCGCAACTCATCAAAGAAATTAATAAAGAAATTTTTAATACTACCAAATAATGTACCTTGCTTGATTTGATCCTGCAGATCCCTTGCTAAGTTTATAGCAAAATCTGAGATAGTTGTTACAAATTTTTGACGTGCATCTTTGAGTCTGGCTTGATATTGTGCCTCTGTTTCATCTTTATCAATTGCTCCTTTGGGCAGGAACAAATCGTCGATGTAAGTTGCAAGGCTATCAAAAGAATCTGTTATTGGACTATTATATCCAAATACGTTTGTTGCAAACTTTCTAATATTTTTAGTCATTGACTCGACACCTT